ATCTAATATTTGAAAATATTGGTGGACAAGAATTAATAAATATAGCAAGAAACGACACTATCAATGGTCAAAACATATCTTATCAACCAATAAAAAATATTAGATCAATACAGCAATCATATAACCCAAACAATATTTTAGGATTACAAAAAACCTCAGACAAGTATTTTTCTGGATTTTCTATTAGGTTTGATCAAAAAGCCCCAAACGAAGGTAATGGATTAAATGGTACTAACGTTTATATTGACAACTCTGGCAATTTAGTAATAGAGGCTATTGGTTTAAACAATGACGAGCAACTTGAGGTTCAATTAAGCACCAGTGGTACAATATATAGTATACAATTTGACGGGAATGAATCATGATAACTGATGCTGGAAAATCCATTATTGGTAAATACCTGCTTGGTCAGGCTCCAGCCTATGCTTCATATATTGCTATTGGGTGTGGTCCAACGCCACTAGATACCGCAGATACACAAGGTGACTTTTCTCTTAAAGAAAATCTTGATTTTGAAATGTTCCGTGTTCCTATTTCTTCAAGAGGTTTTGTAAAAGAAAATAATATTGATAAAATTGTTTTAACGGCAGAATTGCCAACAGAGGAAAGATATGAAATATCAGAAGTGGGTCTGTATTCTGCTGGATCCAATCCATCTGCTGGAGCATATGACAGTAAGACGGTCTTTGCTTTTACTGCTGGAGAAAATTGGCAACATCATACTGTTGCTGCTGCTACTGAAATTAATACTTTTACAGCACCATTAGACGATGAAGAAGATGATAATATTATTGCAATTGCAGATACAGTTTTTCAAACAAATGCCGATAACTCAATATTTTTTAAAACATCTCGTGCAAGCAGATATGAAAGATGTAGATTTTTAAATAACATTATTTTAATTCAAGGTGATGATGCAGATTTAACAATTAGCGAAGAAAGTGGTCCAACAGAAGATCACTTTGTAATTGAATCAGGATCAAACCATATACATTTAACTGGCCCACAAGTTGATTTTAGCAGAAACTCTCCTAAAGATGAATTAAGATTGGCATTTTCTTTAGTAAGTAAAAATGGAAGTTCTTCTGCAATTCCAGACACCATTAGGGTTTTAGTAGACTTTTCATCAACAGATGCTGGTTCTGGAGAATTTGCAAGATTTGAAGCAGAAATAGATCATGCAGATTCTGGTAACACAGAATCAAGTCAAGATTTTGAAACAAATAGATATTTTGTTGTATCTAAAGAACTACAAGAACTATACACAACTGCAAATTTTACTTGGGATGCCGTAACAGTTGTTAAAATTTATGCTTGCGTTATAGATGCTGGGGTGCCGTCAGAAGATTATTATATTGCCCTAGATGCAATGAGATTAGAAAACACCCAAACATATAATCCACTTTATGGACTAACTGGGTATTCTGTTGTTAAAAATGACAATGCAGAAACAATTATAAAGTCTCCTAATACTAGCAATTATGTAGAATTTAGATTTACAGTTGGTGTTTCTTAATGGCTGATGCAGGTATTAAAAAATTAACTATTCCTAAAAATCAATTACCGCCTGTGGGAGACAATAACGAATATGTAGTAAGGTATAGGGTTATTTCTGAAGATAAAAACAGATACTCTCATTGGTCTCCAATATTTTCAGCAACCGCTTTAGAAATTGAAGAAGTTGACGGTGAATTAATTGTTAGTGGAAACACCTCTACGGTTATTTGGGGAGATGAAAACACTAGACCCAAATATGATATATTTGTAAAATTTGATGGAGGAAGTTATGCATATCACGGAACTTCCCCAATTCACACGTATAGTTTTATTAATACTGGCACAACGAATGTTAGAGCAGCCATACAGGTTGAAGGTATTAACAAAGTAAGAAATGCTGAATTAACTATATTTGAATCAAGTATAGTTTCTTTGGTATAATTAAACAGGAGGAATAATGGCAAAAATACCGCTACCAGAGCGTGGGCAACCATTAGATGTTACTTATATCTATGAGTTGGCTAAAACTATTAATGATTTATCTACAGAAGTTTCTTCTGCAGCATATAATTTTACAAGCATTGATAATGGTCCATCAATTAAAGAAACTATAAAAACATCAAATGCAAGAGTTGTTGGTGGATATGTAGAAATCTTTACGAACAGTATTGTAAGTGCGGGTAACGAAAGAGCATTTACTTATTCATTCCAGAATGACTTTAAATTCCCACCAATAGTTACAGCAACAGCATTAAACATTGGAAATACTGAGGCTGGTCAAAACGTTACAGTTGTTTTACAAAAACCAACTACGTCTAAGGTTGATGGGTTTGTAAGGTTTGGAGCATCTGGAAACCTATCTCTTGCCGTTAATTTAATTGCTGTTGGTATTCCAAACTAAAAGTTAATTATGCTTTTTTGTAAAAAATGTGGTGGGCGATTGTTTGTTGACAGACAATATACAAGCATTCAACACATAGAAACATATTGCGTTAGATGTGGAACTAGAAAATTTTTTCACCCACCTATGGAAAGCGGAGAGGGTAAATGGTTACTGGAAAAGGAATTATTGAGAGCGAAATTTACAATAACGACTCTGTAATAAAGGGAAGTAAAAAAATATGGTTTCTTAACGGGGACTTAGTAAGACTCTATCATAGTTCCAGATCTACTGGATTAGTTTCTGTGTATAATATTACTAAAGATAGAATTGAAACTTGTTTACGTACAGATTTTAGAAAGAATAGAGAAAAGGCTTATACCGTTGCTGAGACTGCTAAGTTAATTAATCGTCATAGAAAATATATGCCAACATTAATGAAAAAAGGAGTTATCCCCCCACCAATAGGGTCAAGACTAAATGGTCAAAGGGGATGGCAAATAAGATCTTATTATTCAGAAAGCACGGTACAGGCAATTCGTGATATACTGGCATCTATACATATGGGGCAACCAAGAAAAGATGGACTAGTAACAAATAACATGACGCCAACTAATCAAGAGTTGACACGGCGAATGGGAAAAGGTATACTTACATATACAAGAACAGATGACGGAAGGTATATTCCTATCTGGTCAGAGAATATTTAAAACAAGAAAAGGTGGGGTAATGGAAAACGAAAATACAAAAGTATCGGTAGCGCTTGGATATACTCTTAATTTAGGAAATTTTCAGTCATTAAGACTTGATCTTGGGGTTGTTGATTCTAAACGTGATAGTGAAAATACAGAGCAGGCTTTTGATAGGGTCTATAAGTTTGTTGAAGATAAACTAACAGAAAAAATTAAAGAGGCACAACTAGAGGCTGACAGCGACAATTAATGGCTGATCGCAAAGACCGTATGGCTTTGCTTAGTAGGTATAGTAAATTGCACACAGCAAAATACGAGCAAAAGCCATCTTTAAACTTAAACGTAGAGCAATGGTCTGCTGATTCACTTATAGAATCTTACGGCATTTCTGGTTGTTACGATTTACTAGAGTATTATTTTACTGTTGCACAAGATCCAAGTTGGAACTATTTTGCTTATAATGCAGAAAAAATTCTTAATGGTAAAATAGATGTAGAAAAAGATATTAAAGAAAGAACAGAGCGCAGGAAATTAGCAAGAAGGTGGCTTAGTGAATAATACAGAAGCAAAAGTTATTTCAGCATTACTACAAGATAAGCAAATGCATGTATTGTTGCAAGCCAACGTAGAAAATCTTCTTAGAACCCATAGTGATGTATGGAACTTTATTCGTTTATATTTTGATAATAATGGATCAATACCGCCAGCATCCTTAGTTATAGAAAAATTTAGAGACTTTCAACCAGTAGATGGTGTTGGTGCCACTAAGCATCATCTTGAAGAATTACAAACTGAATATTTAAATGATAGCCTTAAAGACATTTTAAGATCTGCAGCAGGTGAAGTACAGGTTGGCAATGGCACAGAAGCACTCAATGGTCTTATTACAAAGACATCTGAGTTAAAGAAAAACACTTCTGCTATACGTGATATTGATGCCACAGATCTTGATTCTGCCATTGCATACTTTGAAAAAATTCAAGAGCAAAAATTAACTGGTCAAGTTGGAATTAAAACAGGTTTGCCAGGATTTGACAACTACCTACCTTCTGGAATTATGCCAGGACAACTAGGTGTCTTTTTGGCTTATCCTGGAATTGGTAAATCATGGCTAGCACTTTACTTTGCAGTCCAAGCATGGAAACAGGGTAAATCTCCATTAGTCATATCTCTTGAAATGTCTGAGACAGAGGTTCGTAATCGTGTATTTGCAATTATGGGTGAAGGTCTTTGGTCTCATCGTAAACTAAGCAATGGCGAAGTAGAACTTGATATGCTAAAGAATTGGCATGCTAACAAAATAGCAGGTAGGCCAGAGTTTCATATTATCTCAAACGATAATGGTGGAGAGGTAAACCCATCTGTAGTTCGTGGAAAGATTGATCAATACAAACCAGACTTTGTTATTGTTGACTACCTGCAACTTATGTCTCCAAACCAAAAATCGGATAATGAAACGGTACGTATGAAAAACCTTTCAAGAGAACTTAAACTTATGGCTATTGGCGAAGAAGTTCCTATTATTGCTATTTCATCCGCTACACCTGATGATGTAAAAGATTTAAGTAGCGCTCCAACACTTGGTCAAACAGCATGGTCTAGACAGATTGCTTATGATGCTGACTGGGTAATGGCATTAGGTCGTGCTACCAATAGTGATATTATTGAGTGTGTATTTAGAAAAAATAGAAATGGTTTTATGGGAGATTTTTTAGTGCAGGTAGATTTTGACAAAGGTTACTATAGATATAAAGACTATGAGGATAAATAATGTTTAATAAAAAGAAAAAGATTATCTTTCAACCATATCTTGAAAATATTGAACTAGTAGCAGATCATCCAAGCCCAGGATATAGGCATGTTCCTAATTGGTATAAAAAACAAAAACTTTATTCTAACAATGAAAATAAATATTTTAATGCTTTTAAAAAATCTCTTTTTGTACAAACCTATAAAATGTGCACTCCGCTAGTTGACTCAATTACTTCTGGTTATATGATTACATTGCCAGCAGACATTATTGTTGTTAACAAATCATCAGAAGGATACAGCCCTCATATTTCTTGGAATGTTAGTTTTGAAATTGCAGATACACAATCACTAGAGGTACTTGGAAACTATCCATCACCAGAGGGATTTTTCCCACAACTTTATAGGTGGAATCCAGAGTGGATTATAAAAACTCCTGCAGGTTATAGTTTATGGGTAACTCATCCTTCTCACAGATACGATCTTCCATTTTTTACATTAAATGGGTTTGTAGATACAGATAAACATCCAAATAAATTATTATTTCCATTTTTTATTAAAAATGGTTTTGAGGGTATTATAGAAAAAGGAACTCCAATTGTTCAAATTATTCCAATTAAAAGAGATTCTTGGATTACAAAATTAAACAATTTTAGTAAAAAAAATATTTTAATTAGTGCTGACAATGTAAATTCTAAATTTGAAAGATTTTATAAGCATAACTATTGGACAAGTAAAAAATATGAATAATATTTATACAGAGCAACAAATTCTTCGTGTTCTTAATGGTGCGGGTATTGACATAGAGGCAGAGTTTGGTAATGACTTTATTATTTATTGTCCATATCACAATAACACAAGAACTCCTGCTGCAGAGGTTGCAAAAGATAGCGGCTTGTTCTTTTGTTTTGGATGTCAAACCACAAAAAATCTTGAAGAATTTGTTATGTTTATAACTGGTAGAACTTATTTTGAGGCAGCACGATATATAAAAAGCAAACAAACAGAAACAAATATTGAGAGTGTAATTAATAAAACAATGTATGCTGCACCAGACTTTGTTCAATACGACGAAGTATTAATTAAACGATTAAATAATCAAGCACTTGAATCACCAAGAGCAATTAGATATTATACTAGCAGATCTATAACAGAAGGTTCAGTTAAAAAATTTGTACTTGGCTATTCAGAAAAACAAGATATGGTAACTATTCCTGTTCATTCTCCAGATGGATTAACTCTTGGTTTTGTTGGTAGATCTGTAGAGGGTAAAGAGTTTAAGAATACTCCAGGACTTCCAAAAGGTAAGACACTATTTAATTTACATAGAGTGAAAGCATCTAGCATTGTGTATGTAGTTGAATCATCTTTTGATGCTATAAGACTAGACCAAGTAGGATTCCCAGCAGTTGCAACGTTGGGCGCTAACGTATCTGCATCGCAGATTAAGTTATTAGAAAAGTACTTCAATAATGTTGTGCTT